ACACCTACACCTGTAGCAGAACCTACGCCAGAACCTACGCCGCAGGTTATGCCTGATCCACAAGTGGATGTTTTGGCACAGCAGAATGCTGCGTTACAGCAGCAGGTAAACCAGTGGACCCAGTGGCAGCAACAGCAGGAACAGGAACGAAGAATCCTTGAAGAAGCAAATGCGACACGATCACAGCTTGAAACTCAAGGGTACTCAGATGATCAAATTGAGCATCTTGTTACACAGCAACAGGCGTTCCAAAGGCGTGAAGCTGAACTTCATGCTAACTTGCAAAGAACACAACTGCACGAACAAGGTAGGTATAGAGCAGCTATGCACTACTCCAAATTGCATGGGGTTGACGCAGATCAATTATTGCCTTACAACTCTCCACAGGAGATGGAACTTCGAGCGAAGGAGATGTCCAGGATAGGGCAATTAGAAGCAAAACTAGCCCAATACGAAAAGGCATCAGTTCCACCACAGAACTTTGACACTGGTACATCGCAGGTAACTGCGGTATCCAATGAAGAAGCGTGGCTGGATAGATACAACGCAGGAGACAGATCTCCAGAAGCACTAGCCGCAGCAAAGCGAGCGGCAGGATTATAATGAAGGGGGTGCTATATGGCACAGACAGCAACGACTGGTAATTTAGAAAATGCCCAGAAAACCATTATCGCTGCCGCACGTTACACGGAGGAGCATAACGCTCCAGCTATGGCATTGATAGAAAGATTCACCCTTGGTAAAGGTGAGAAGACTGTGACCGTTCCAAAGGTCGGTCAGATGTCGATGAGCGATCTTCAAGATGGTGTAGACATCATTGATGAGGAAGATATTGGAATGACTACCGTAGACCTCACTGCTTCTGAGGTTGGTGCGAAGGTTATTCTTACCGACAAGCTTATAAAGCAAAGTTCTCCAAATGTTATGGCAATCATCGGGCGACAGCTTGGTGACGCAATGGCAAGGAAAAAGGACAATGACGTTATTGCTTTGTACACCAACCTTAACGGTGGAACGAAGCTTGGCGCAGATGGCACATTAATGAGTGCGGCAAACACTCAGGCAATTATTTCCAACGCCAAGGCTGGAAAATTTGGTAGCCAGCTTTACATCCTCCACCACCCAAACGCGATTGCAAACCTTTCCAAGGAAGCAGCAACCGTAGCAGGAACTGCTGGTGGTGAACTCAGCAACGGTTGGAGCGTTGACTTACTGAAGAACTTCTACAGTGGTCTTCGCCCAATGAATGGTGTTTCTATCTTTGAGGATGGAAACATTGCTAAGGTAGGCACTACTGATTCTGGTATTGGTGTTATCGCTGACAAGTCTGCACTTGCAGTTCTTGTTTCGGTAGACACACGAACAGAGCGACAACGTGACGCTTCTCTCCGTGCGACAGAAGTCGTAATGACTGCTGACTACGGAGTATTTGAACTCGATGACACCAAAGGTGCTGGCGTTCGATTTGAAATTGGCGATCTCGGAACATCTTAATAACGTGAGGTAAGAGGGACATGGCAGATATAAGTCAGCGGAACAAACAAAAACAGGAACTAGCCACTATTGGCTATTCACTAGGGTTTATTGATGATCGTGCGCCTAAGATGACGTTTTATCTACATAAGCCTGACTTAAATATACAAGGTCTAGTGGTATCAGAAGTCGGGAGTGCAATACACAATCTACCTAGCAGTCCCGACTATGTTCTTAAAATGTCTAGAATGGGACGCTTTGCTTGGCTGCCTGGAGGCGACTGCACCTGTAGATGGTGCGTTGAACGAAAAGCGATAGCGACAGTTGAAGCAAAAACTGAAAAACCATTTGAGAATTCTACAGAGTTTTCTGATGTGGTTGTGGAAGTTTAGCTAGGTGTAACGATTGGCCGTGCCTAGCGATATATTAATAACGGCTGGTCGCAGGGCTTGACCCTGTAACGAAAGGAGATATTATGTCTTTCCCATCAACCCAAGGCGGTAGGTATGGTTTTGAAAAGGAGACAACTTCATCTCAAAGGCAAGTCCTTGGTGCAGAGATGGCGTTCCCTGATGGTCGTAAGTACCGTTACATTGCAAATGGTGGAACAGCCCTTGAGGAAGGGCTGATTGTTGCGAGTGAGGCTCCTGTGGGTAATCACTCTCAAGACCTGGCTGTTGCAACAACGGCTGCTGGTGCTAGCTCGATTACCGTTACGCTTGGTGCCACTGCTGCAACAAAGGATCAGTACGCAGAGGGGTATCTATTTCTCAATACACCTACGCTTTCAACGGCAGGATCGAGAGTTGCTTATAAAATCAAGAGCCATCCGGCAGCAGATGGATCTGCGACATTGGCTGTAACTATTGATGAACCTGACGGTACACGTATTGCTGTTACTAACGGCACGGAAAAAGCAGGTCTTATCAAGAATCCTTACCACGATGTAGTGGTAGCGCCTGCTGCTGTAGCGGGGCGTTTTGTTGGACTGACTGTTTGCCAGATCCCAGCAAATTACTTCGGATGGGTACAGGTTGCAGGAATGGGGATTGCTGCTATTGATGGCACTCCTGCTTTTGGAACTCTTCTAGGCGCTAGTGGTACACACGCAGGTTCTTTGGTTGCTGTTGCTGCAGATACATCTGCCGCACTTGCTAGAGTCCACGGACAAAATACTACGAACGATGAGTATCACACGGTCTTCTTGATGAACTTGTACTAGAGCAGGAAGAGGGACATATGCATGATATTTGGGTGCCTAATGGGGCTGTTCATAATGGGACAGCCCCCTTGGGATTAAGTGTTGAGACTGCCAGGCCTATAATTCACCACAGGTTCACCCTGCGTGGTAAAGATCGATGGGGTGTTACCCATGATGAAAGGGTCATTGTTGTTCAGCATCCTGATGAAGGACAGGCTGAACTTGACCAGAAGATAGGTGAGGCTACCGAGAACTTTCAGACCAAGCTTCGTGAGGGCTACGAGAAACGTGCGCCCACGATGGAGGAAAGAAAAGAGATCGGTAAGATAATGGATCAAATCCGTTTGGCTGCACAGAAAAGACGTGAAAGCTCAAACAATTTGATTTATTATGCAAAGGATTTCTAGGGGGACAAAGAGGGACATGACAAATTTAGATATGACGGTTGAGGATATTCAGGAATTATTTCGTGTAATGCCTGAAGCCTTTAGGGAAATGCAGATAATAATTCAACGAAGGGTTATTGGTGCATTAGAGTCAGAGCTTGAAGATATAAGAACATCATATATCTTAAAGGAAAAACCAAATGGCATACGGAATGAAGAAGTCATACGGAATGAAACCAATGCGGAAGAAACCAGTAAAGTCCGCAGCGAAACCAAATCGAAAAAATAAAAGCGGCATGAGGATGAAAAGATCTTACTAATGCTGTAGTGGGAGGAAGGCATGGCAGTAATCCAAGGAAGGACTCGTGAACAGCTACGACAGTCCATCGGATACAACCTTGGGGCGGTGCGTACCTCAACTGCATCTGGTGGAACTACAACAACTGTAGATGATAACACTGCTGTAGTTGGTAGCAATGACCGCTTTAATGGTAAGTGGTTGATACTCCAGGATGCAGATGCTGCGACAAACGATGGCGTTGTTAGGAGAATTACCGATTCTGCGGTATCTAGCAATGTCTTCACACTGACATTTATGCCAGCGGCTTCAGCATCTGTGGCATCGTCTGATACCTATGAAATATGGGATGACAGGTTTCCTCCCCAGCGTATCAACGACTTTATTAACCAAGCGATTATAGATGCGACAGGTCACGCTTATACCTATAAGCAAGATGTATCACTGCATGGCGATGGTTACACTGCAAGGTTTGATATTCCATCAACATTCCAGATGATTAACAAGGTTGAATATCGATCAAAGGTAACTGCAAAGGTACTTCACCGATGCGACACCACCTTTGATGAAGCAACTGATAGTGACTTTACTCAGGAATCTGATACGCAAAACAAGAAGCAAGGTAGTGGCTCACTGAAAATTACCATTGTTGGTGGTGCATCCGCAGGTGATTTGATATCTGATTCGATTGCCAGTGCAGATATTTCCAAATATGACACGATAGAAATGTGGGTAAAGAGTACGGTAGCCACGAGTGCAGGCAACCTAAAGCTTTTGCTTGATGACTCTGCATCGTGTGCAAGCCCCATAGAAACGCTTTCCATACCAGCTTTGACCGCCAATACGTGGACTTTCGTCAGGATGTCTCTAGCAACACCACATTTAGACACAGCGATAATATCCGTAGGTCTTGAGTATGATGCAGATCTTGGTGCTTGTGTTATTAACATTGATGACATTGTTGCAGTAGCCAATGACACTGCTATCTGGGAAAAGCTAGATAAGCGGTCATGGCATATCAACAAACAGGAGAAAGACCTGATCCTGCATGATGATGCAAGGAGTGCATTAGGCTATCGATTGATAAAACTAGTTGGTGGTGGAAAGCCATCACTGCTTTCAGATGATTCAACATCCAATGAGATAGATGATCAGTATGTTATTACTCGTGCAACAGGCATGGCTCTTGCCTCTGTTGGTGGTGGTAATGCGACTGACCCTGATGCATCAGCACAGCGTGCAGCATTCTGGTTTGGGCTTGCGGAACAGGCGAAGCGGTCATTCCCACTCTTAGTAGATGCGAGGCTTGTTGAGTAATGGCAGCATCAGTAGTAGAACCAAATGAAATTGTGCTGAATGGGGTTTACTACCCATTAACAAGACCTGTCCAAAGCGTGCTTGCTTCTATATATCCAAGCAAGGTTGTCATAGGAGACACGTCAAAGGATTCACAGCTTTACTCTTCGATTATTCACTGGTCAGACTGGAGAGGTGGTATTGGCAAGGAGCGCATGGCAGGAGCCGGAGATGTAAACAGAGCGTGGTATAGCTCATTACAGCTACGGTACAACAACCACCTTGTATTACCTGGATTAGCCAATGCGACTGCTGCTGCTAGTGGAGCGCCAGCAGGATCTCAAATACGCACAATCAACGAACTTGGTAGTGATATCTATGCAGTTTGGGGTGCATCTGGTGGTGACCAGAAGGTCTACAAGTATGCAGAAGCATCAGATAGCTGGGGTTCAGCAGTAGCTACTATCGCTGACTTGGTTACCGATAGCACCGTATTCACTGATGCATCAGGAGCAACATTCCTTGTATTAGCACATTATGATACTGGCGGAAGTGGTTACACTCATACATCAAATGGAACAGCTTGGTATGGAGATGGTACTGATGCAAAGTATTTAGCTGTATGGGATGAAAGACTCTGGGGAATAGATAATACAGGGCAGCTTTGGTATACGTATTCATTAACAAACGATGGTACTGATTCTACGACAGTAGAAACAAATGACTGTAAAGTACCAGTACCCGATGGATATGTAACTGCACTGTTTGTGGCACGTAATGCAATGGGAACACCAATTCTTTATGCCTCAACATTGAATGGATTATTTGCACATGATGCAGAGAATTCTCGGTTTATAGAAACACAGATGACCTTCCCTACCCACCCAGATAATGGGCGTGGCACTACCAAATGGCGTGACAGTGTGTACATTCCATCAGGGTTGGGTATATACAAGTACATTAACGGCAACAACTCAGCCGTTATTACTCCTGTTGGCCCTGACCGAGATGATGGTATGCCAGCAGGTAGGCGTGGAACCGTACAGATGCTGGCAGGAACACACAATGAACTGCTAGCTGGTATTGATGCAACCACTGCACCTGTATCTGTAGGGGCAACAGCAATACCTCAGAACTACTCCTCTGGTACAAATCATGCTGGCCCGATGGTAATAGAATTAAGCACTGGATTTAGTTCAATCCTTGGTTATAACGAGATGGGATGGGAAACAAAATGGGTAGCATCAACAGGTGGTAAGGCCATTGATTCTATGCATGTTAGCAACCTTAAATCAGGTGTAGATGGCACGGTCAACTACCGCGTATGGTGGGGCTTCCATGAGCGTGTGTACCACATGGCACTTCAACGAGATATTGTTAACCCTTCACAGCTTCCAGAGTTTAAATATGCAGCAAGTGGATTTTTAGAGACACCTTGGTTTGATGCGTTCCAGACTGAGGTTGACAAGCTTGCCATGCAGCTTAAGGTAGAAGTAGAAGATGCATCCTCTGATGAAACAGTACTGGTGCAGTATGCCACTGACTACACTGAATCGTTTACTTCTCTAGGGACAATTACCAGTGATGGTATTCATACCTATCCATTTCCTGATAATAATACTCCAACAGGCACAGAGTTTCGATCTATCAAATTCAAACTTACCCTGAGCAGGGGAGAGAATAATACCAAGCTTACTCCTGACGTAGTGTCTATGGTATTGGTATTCCGAAAGAAGCTAGAGGCCAAGTGGGGACACCAGGTTCAGCTAGATTTAAACCGTGATTACAATGGTAAGAACCCAAAGGAATTACGTGCTGCACTCGTAGAAGCAATAGAAAAAACATCCCTTTGTGAATTTACTTTTAGGGATGATGCAGGAGGAACACGAAACTACTATGTAGATGTACGTGCCGCCACTGGTCTTGAGTACACAGGCTATGATGAGCGTGGTAGTACATCCATAACACTGGTGGAACCATGAAGTTTTACGCAAACAGATCTAGGGTATCGAGTGCAGGAACAGCGGTGGCTTTGTCTGCCGCCAGTGGTGCGCCTGATGCTCGTAGCAAGGTTAAATACATCAAGGTGTCTGCTCGTACAGGTAATAGTAGTGTCATTTACTTTGGACATTCTGCTGTTGCATCAACGCTTGGATATGAATTATCTGCGAATGATAGTGCTGAGATTAATTTGCTTGAGACAAATGCATCACTTCCCTTTGCTGACTTCTATGCCGATGCAGGTGGCAGTAATCAAGACTTAGATTGGATAATAGTGGTTGAGTGATTCATGGCTATTAACCCAGAAAACGTACAAGTACCTCAAGGATGGACAGGTTCCGTTCCCGAATGGCTTACCTATGAATCCTTGCAAAAAGCTGGGAAGATTCCTGGTCAGGACTTTACGTACCAGTCTCCGCTGCTTGGTGGCAGGATTCAAAAAGGTGGAGTCGTCATTGACTTCGACTTCAGTAATCCTCCAGACCTCGCAATCAACGTACAGGGAGTATATTTCCATTACCAGTTCGGAGTGGAAACATCAGCACGAGATAAAATGGCAAGAGCGCAACTCGCAGGAGAAGGTAAGCAACTTATATTTATTGATGAAGACGATCTGTACAATGATACGGACTATTACGTCTTGGAAGCACTAAGATATAGAGATCACTCTCGATTAGGTGGTGGATAATGGCTATTAACTTTGCAGGATATGTATTCGATGATTCAGGGAGTGCCGTAAGCGGTGCTACTGTCCAGTTGCTTGAGACTGGTACAAGCACTGAGGAGGCTTCTACCACCACGAACAGTGCTGGCCTATGGTCATTCAGCGAAGCTGATCAGGATCGCTA